AGCCCCTAATAAATGGTTAATAAATCTCATAGGTGGAAATGAAACATACTCTGGAGAAAGTGTAGATACATCGACAGCAATGAATATCGCAGCGGTATATGCGTGTGTGAGAATTTTATCAAATCATGTTGCAATGTTGCCACTTCAATTGTTCCAAGAAACTAGAGGGAAGAAAAAGAGAATACACGATCATCCAATAGCTAAATTAATAGAAACCAGACCAAATCCTTATATGACACCATTCCAATTCAAACAAACAATGGAAGCTCACAGACAATTATATGGAAATGCGTATGCGGAAATTGAATGGAGTAAAACAGGATACCCAAAAGCATTGTGGATATTAAATCCGTTATTAACAAAAGTTGTAATGGAAAAAGATAATCATGGAAATTTAAAAAGGTATTTGGTACAGACAACACTAGTAAATGGAAAAGTGGTAAACCTACCATACACTAGCGTGCTTCATATTAAGGGATTATCCACAAATGGAATAATTGGAAAAAGTCCTATTGATGTAGCTAGAGAAACAATTGGAATCCAAATAGCAGGTCAGAAGTTTACAGGAAAGTTTTATGCCAATGGAACTATGAGTAGTGGAGTTTTAAAAGTTCCACAATCATTGAAACCAGAAGCTAAAGCAATAATCAGACAAGAATGGGAAAAGTTCAATAATGGATTAGATAATAGCCATCGAGTAGCAATACTAGATGCAGGATTAGATTATCAGTCATTAGGAATTAAACAATGCGATGCTCAATACATAGAAACACAAAAGTTCTCGATAGCAGAAATAGCAAGGATTTTTAATGTGCCACCTCATATGCTGGCAGATTTAGAAAGAGCTACATTCTCGAACATAGAACAACAATCACTAGAATTTGTAAGAGATACATTATCACCGCTTTTAATTAGTTGGGAACAGGAACTTCAATACCAATTATTTACAGAAGATGAAATAGATAACAAAAAATATTATTTCAAATTTAATTTAAATTCATTACTTCGTGGAGATAGCACGAATCGTGCAGCATACTACGAGAAAATGATAAACCTAGGAATTTATTCCATCAATGAAGTTCGTGAATTAGAAGATAAAGACAAGATTAAAAATGGAGATAAACATTATATGTCCTTAAACTACATTGACATAGATTTGATGAATGAATATCAGAAACAAAAAGTCAAAATTAAGGATCAAGAAAACACTGGAGATAAACTTCCAGAAGATAACCAAAATAATCCAAATGAAAATATAGATGATGAAAAGAGTGAAGGAGGTGGTAACGATGGAGAAAAAAATCAAGGAGATTAGATACATCCCAGCGATGGAAATATCAATCAGAGAAAATACTGATAAACCAGAAACCATGGCAATCAAAGGTTATGTGGTAAAGTTCAACGAAAGAAGTTTATTACTTTATGATGAATGGTACGAAAGAGTCGCTAAAGGTGCATTCGCCAAAAGTCTCGAAAGCAATACGATAAAAGCATTATGGAATCATAATACCGATATCGTGTTAGGAAGTACAAAATCAAGAACATTGCAATTGGTCGAAGATGATATTGGATTACGATTTGAATTAGAATTGCCAAACAGTAATCAAGCTAAAGACATCTACGAATCAATAAAAAGAGGCGATGTTGATGGTGTTTCATTTGGGTTTTATATTCGAGAGAATGGCGACAAATGGGAATATCTAAAAGATGAAGATGTCTACGAAAGAACATTACTTGACATTGATTTAATCGAGATATCTCCGACACCGTTTCCTGCTTATCCAACAAGTGAGGTGGGAAAAAGGTCTTTGGAACAAAACAACCTAAAGACAAAAGAAGAACGAGTTCTCGAAGAACTACGAAAAGCACAAGTAAGTGCAATGATTGAATTATTAAAAATATAGAAAAAGGGAGAGATAAAAATGAATAAGAAATTAATTGAATTAAGAAGAAATTTAACTGCAAAATTAAAAGAAGCTAGAGATTTAATTGATGCAGGAAAAGTTGAGGAAGGACAAAAAGCTACAGAAGAAGCACAAAAAATAAAAGATGAAATTGTGCTAGAAGAACAAGTACAAGAATTAGAAGCAACAGTTAGCGATGATAACGAAGTAGAAGAAGTAAAAGAAGTGGAGGAAAATAGAACAATGAAAGGAAAAACAGAAACTAGAGCAGCATTAGTAAAATTCCTACAAGGTAAAAAATTATCAAAGGAAGAAAGAGATGTGCTAGTAGAAACAACTACACCAGGAGAGGATCAAAATAGTGTAGCGGTAATTATACCTCAAGACATCTACACAGAAATCAATGAGTTAAAAAGACAATATAAACCATTAAAACAATTCGTAGATGTTCAACCAACAAGTACAACAAGTGGTTCATTCGTTTATGAAAATGGAGATACAATCGAACCATTCGTAGACATAACAGAAGCTACTGAAATTGGAGAATTAATGTCACCAACATTAAAACAACAAAAATTTGCTATCACTGATAAGGGTGGAATCCTACCAATTTCAAATACATTATTAGCTGATGAAAAAGGTGGGCTTGTTAAATACATCAACAAATGGTTAGCAAGAAAATCAGTAGTAACAGATAATAGAAAGATTTTATCAATTTTAAAAGTTAATGGTATCCAATTAAATGCTAGTACACACGCAGAAATTAAAACAGCCATTAACACTAAACTTGATCCTGAATTATTAACAGGTACAGTAATCATTACTAACCAAAATGGATTTGACATTATGGATCAATGGGTAGATGCAACAGGAAGACCAATCCTACAACCAAATCCACAAGATCCAACTAAAAAAATGTTATCTGGAATCACAATTGAAGTTTATGCCAACACTAACATTCCAGATGAAGATGGTGCATCACCAGTTTATATTGGTAATTTAGAAGAAGCCATCAAATTCATGGATAGAGAAGAAATGGCACTAGCTGTATCAAAAGAAGCTGGGTTCACAAAGAACTTAACATTAATTCGTGCAATCCAAAGAGATGACGTTGTAACAAAAGATACAAAATCATATCTAAACATCAAACTTACAGCACCAACTGCACAACCAGTTGTACACGTAAAAAATGTAACTGATGTAGCACCTGCATCAGTAGAACCAACAGAACCTGTTGATAATACAAACGAAGATGAAAATCAAACAGAATAAGAGAGAGGTTTTATAACCTCTCCTAATATTTTATTAAGGAGATGAAACCATGGTGGATTTAAAGAAAGCAAAAGATTATTTGCGAATTGATTATGATGAAGATGATGAATTTATTCGTTCATTAATAGCAGGATCTAAGATTTATTTAGAAAATGCGTGTGGAAAATTTACACCAAACGAGTTGTCAGACATTGCTCAATTAATATTGATAGAACATTGGAATGACAATAGAACACTCGTAGGAACAGTAAATGACACAATTAAACATAGTGTGGATGCGATTATTTTTCAAATGAGATACTGCGGTCAGGTAGAAAATGATGAATCCGGGCAAACTCAATAAGAAAATTGAAATAAAAAAGTTTCAAAAGCATATTGATAGCGAGGGCATCGAACAAAAAGAATGGGTAACATTACGAGTTGTGTTCGCAGCAATAGAAGATAAGATAGTAAGAACTACTAACGAAGATAATTCAGTAGTAACTCAAGTAGAAACCAACATGACAATAAGAAAAAACTACAAATCACTTTGTAGTAGCGATATCCATATAGTGTACGAGAATCGTGTTTATAATGTTCTGGACATTTATGAAGTTGATGAAAATTACATAAAACTAATAACCAAAGGCGAAAAGTTATATGGCAGCCAGACTTGATTTTGATGGGTTAGATGCAATAGTAAATGACTTAAACAAAATGAGTGAAGTGCTAGATAGTAATATGATCGATGATGCACTGGAAGAAGCAATTCAACCAGCATATGAAACAGCGAAAAAAACTGCTCCACGAAATAAAAAAGGACATACAGGAAAATATGGAGATGGACACATGGCTGATAACATTCCATTAAAATTAGTAAGAGAAAATGGATTCAGGAGTATCGAATATGGATGGGAAAAAGCAGACAGAAGTGACTACTACTATGCCAAGTTCGTAGAGTGGGGAACATCGAATCAAAACTATCCTAAAAAGCCATTCATGAATAAGTCGATGAGTAAAAATAAAAATAAATGTTTTAATGTTTTTTCAGAAAGAATAAGGAAGGAACTAGGACTATGAATATAAGAGAAAAGACAAAGAGAGCTCTCGATAAATTGACAATCCCTAGCGGTTATCAAGAAATCGTTAATCCACCAGAAACATACATAACATTTTTTGAATATGACTACGAATACGAATATTCGGAAGATGAGGTACTACGTGCAGTCTATGTGATGCAGGTAGATTTATGGACTAAAAATCCAAAATACAAAAACATAGAAAAAGAAATCATTCAAGCAATGAGTAATGAAGATTTTATGCTTGATGATGAAGAAGATTTATATGAAAAAGAAACTAAAATTTATCATAAGGCATTTCGTTTCAAATTAGAAAATATAAAGGAGGTTGAATAAAATGTCTGTAGAAAACAAATCAGTAACCCCAAGACAAATAGGGTTAAAAGATGTACACGTAGCACTAATCACTAGTGATGGTTCAGGTGGAACAGTGTACGAAAAACCAATCAAAATCAGTAGAGCCATCACTGCTAAAATCACTCCAAGTGTTAATAGTGAAACATTGTATAGTGATGATGGAGTAGAAGAAGAACTAACAGCATTCGCTGGATGTGAAGTAGAAATAGAACAAAATGCACTAACACTAGAACATAGAGCATTAATTCTAGGAAAGAAATACAGCAATGGAGAGTTAGTAGAAAATAGCGGAGATAAAGCACCAAAACTTGCTTTATTATTCAGAAGTGAAAAATCAAGTAGCACTAAAGCTAAACCTGTGTATCGTTACTGCATTTTATACAAAGGTGCTTTCAATGAAATTGAAGATGAATACGAAACAAAGGGAGAAAAACCTAATAGTAAAACTACAAAAATAAAAGGTAAGTTTTATGATCGTGAAAGCGATGGTAATTGGAGAATGATGTTGGATACTGATGCCGAAGGTGTAGATACAGCGAAGATTACTTCGTTCTTCGATGAAGTTCAAGAACCAAGTCAAGCATTACCACAATAAGATAGAATAGGAGAAACTAGAAATGAGTAAACATAAAAATCGTAGTAATTACAATGGACAAAAAAGAGTAACAGGAAAGGATTTACAGCCACAAAAAACTACAATCGAATTAAAAGGTCGTAAGTATGAAATGAACTTTGACTTAAATGCAATGGCAGAACTAGAAGACATATTCGGTTCATTACAAATAGCAATTGCAGAATTAAAGAAAAAGAAATTGAAAGCTGTAAGATCATTCCTGTATTCAGTTTTAAAATCAACTGATGAATCACTAACAGAGTTCGAAGTTGGTAAATTAATAGACATGAATAATTTTACAATCATTGAAAAAGCAATTACTAAATTAATCAATAATGCGTTCGAGGAGGATGAGAATGATGAAAAGGACACGTCAAGTGGAAAAAACGAACAACCGGATCATCAGACTCAAGCATAGATTGGGAATGGCTTT